CGAATACCAGAAGAAACGGTAGAGGAAAGAACTGAATATTATCGGGACCAGACCCGCAACCAGATGAAAGCCGTGGATGAAAACCTAATGAGGGAACAACATCCTTCAATGCCAATCAGTAATGAGAGGCAAAGTCGTGTATCTTTCGGTGGTAAAGCAAAACCAACCGAGTAACTATAATGAAGCTATAAGGAGCTAAATAAATGGCTAATGTAAACGTAAAGTTTGGGTTAAAGCCGATTAGTGTTATTGGTGGTGGCATCAATTCTACTAGTCAGTATTTTATCAAAAGCGATGCTTCAGCGATTTTCCAGGGTTCTCCAGTTGAAGTCGAGTTGACAGGTGGAACCGCAGCAATCATAACAAGTGCCGATGGAGATGGTAAACAACTCCTTGGTGTTTTTGCTGGATGTGAATACGTTGATGCGTCAACAGGTAAATTAACCTTTAAAAACACATGGGCAGGGTCAGGTACTGCCGATACTAACCACGATATAAAGTGTTTTGTCTATGACAATCCAATGCAAAAATTTATTATTGCATCAGATGGGACTAACACTAATAGAGCAACTGCAAAAGCAGATATATTCAAAACAGCACAATTAGCTACTGCTACTTCTGGAAATACCACAACTGGTCTTTCAAGTGCTATGATTGATATATCAACAGCTGAAGCATCAGATCCTTCAAACCCATTAATGATTGTGGGTATTCATGAAGATGTGACTAACGCTGATCACTCTGCCGCAGGTATCTCTTATATCGTTAAACTCAACAATCATGTATTTGCCAGTTCTTCTGGTGATGCTGATGCTGCTATATCATAAGGAGTCTTAACTATGGCAATTTCAAGAGCACAACTCGCCAAGGAATTAGAGCCGGGTTTAAACGCCCTCTTTGGTATGGAGTATAATAGGTATGAAGGTCAACATTCAGAAATCTTTGACACCGAGTCATCTGACAGAGCGTTTGAAGAAGAAGTAATGTTGAGTGGATTTGGAGCTGCACCGACTAAGTCGGAAGGTAACGCAGTGACATTTGACGATGCAAATGAGGCTTATACTGCAAGGTATAACCATGAGACAGTTGCAATGGCGTTCTCAATAACAGAAGAAGCCGTAGAGGATAACCTTTATGACAAAATCTCTTCTCGTTACACAAGAGCACTTGCAAGATCTATGGCACATACTAAGCAAGTAAAAGCAGCAGGTGTATTAAATAATGCATTCGACACAACTGTAACTGGTGGTGACGGAAAAGCATTATGTGTAGCAGATCACCCATTAACAAATGGTGGAACTCTAGACAATGTTGCAGCAGCAGATCTTAACGAAACATCTTTAGAAGATGCATTAATCAATATTGCAGGTTTTACAGATGAGAGAGGATTAATCATTGCTTTAAGAGGCATGAAGTTAATTATCCCTCGTCAGTTACAATTTGTAGCAGAAAGATTGATGGCTTCTAATATGAGACCAGGAACAGCAGACAACGATGTCAACGCTGTACAGTCAATGGGCATGTTACCAAATGGTTATGTGGTCAATGACTTCTTGACTGATACAGATGCTTTCTTCATTAAGACAGATGCACCGAATGGTCTAAAGCACTTCGAAAGAATGTCTTTAGCTACTGCGATGGATCCAGATTTCGAGACAGGAAACATGAGATATAAAGCAAGAGAAAGATATTCTTTTGGTTTCTCTGATCCTCGTGCCGTGTTTGGTTCACCAGGAGCGTAAGCTTAATTAAAACTTTAAAGAAAGGGCAGTTACATACTGCCCTTTTTTGTGTATAATAAACTAAACCTTGACAGTTGCATGGTGCGACTGACATTTGCCAAGACAAGGAGATTGATATGGCTAATACAACTTTCTCGGGTCCAGTCCGATCAGAAGGTGGATTTACTACAATAAGTAAAAACGCTACAACTGGAGCAATTACTACACAATCAAGCATTAACTCAAGTGGTATTACATCTTTTGATGCGAACACAATGCCGGTAGAAGCTGGTACTGGTATCACAACAGGTTCTGGAACTATCTACAGAAGTTCTGTTCAAAGAGTTGGTGGTATAATCACAACAAGAATTCTAATTGACTTAACTGGTTTAAGATCAACTGGTTCTGGTGACATCATTGGTGTTAACGGAACATCATTGGTTTGTCACATTGGTCAGATCACTGCTGCAAGAAATGGTACAATCTTAACAGGTAGTATGGAATGTTTTGAAGCACCAGCTGGTGGTGATCCAGACATTAACGTACACTCTGCAACAGAAGGTACTGGTGTTGAAGATGGAGCTATCGGTGATTTAACAGAGACACTATTGGTAAACGCAGGTGACGCAACAACTGGAAGTAAAGTTTACTTTACTGGCGTTCCAGCCGCAGATCAATTCTTATACTTAACAACTGGTGATGCAACAGATGCAGATTACAGTGCTGGTAAGTTATTCATTGAATTGATGGGCTACGAAGCTTAATTTATGGGGGTTTTATACCCCCATCTTTTAGAAGGAGATTAATATGAGTATGTCGGGTGGTAAATCAGACGTAAAAGTTGCCTTTATAACTGACGAGATAGCTGCAGATCCAGATGGTATTTCTGTATCAGCACAAGTAGCCAATAATGCCGCTTTAGTAATAGGTGGTGCTTTACACTCTGGTAATGCTATAGCTTTAGCAGGAGCAGCAAGAAAAATAGAAATTACTTCAGGAGGAGATGATTCAGGTATATCTTTTACTATTGTAGGAACTGGTATTAATGGAGATGCTATAACAGAGTCTCTTACAGGTGTTGATTCAGCAACTGCTACAAGTACAAATTTCTTTAGAACAGTTGCGAGTATTACTGCCGTTGGTGATCCAGCGGGAACCGTTGTAGCAGGAACTACAGCCTCTGCCGCAGAAGTAGTTAATGTAGAAAGAACCAGATTAAAAGGCTATTCAATAGTTTCTGGTGGTACAGCAGGAGTTGTTGAGTTTTTTAATGGTGACCCTAATAATAGTGGATCTGCTTTATTTAAAGCTAGAACACTTGGTACAGATAATACTACAGTAGATAATACAATTCCACAAAATGGAGTTTTATTTGAAAATGGTTTATATATCGTGTGGACTAATACTACAGTAGACATGATGAGTTACTTTCACGCATAGGCTTTTAATATGGCTGAGAAAAAGAAAAAAGGCACTATGAAGGGACACACCATAGGTGGTGGGCAAAAGCGTCCCACCAAATCTGGTGCGGGAATGACTAAAAAGGGTGTTGAAAAATATCGTAGAGACAACCCTGGAAGTAAACTAAAAACGGCTGTTACTGGTAAAGTAAAAAAAGGTAGCACCGCTGCAAAGAGACGTAAGTCATATTGTGCACGATCAGCTGGGCAAATGAAACAATTTCCTAAAGCTGCAAAGAATCCTAATAGTAGATTAAGACAAGCTAGAAGAAGGTGGAAGTGCTAATGAACACTAAAGAGATTTCAACTGGTGTAATGATAGTTTTATTTGCAGGTGCTATAGGATGGTCTGTATCAACTTTAATTGAGGTTGATAAAAGAACAGCTATCATGGCAGAAAAAGTATCTGAAAACCATAAAATGATAACACCTTTGTGGGAAGATTTTATTAGGAGAAAGAAAGATGGTTATGTCGAGGGGCTCGATGAGCAAACAAATAAAAAACTCAGTCTCAAATGGAAATAAAAAAAGACCAAAAAGAAAACGAAAAACAAAAAATATTCAGAGGAAGTCCTGTTAAATACTGTCTGAATTGTAAAAAGAAAAGATGGACTTGTACATGTTATAGGGTCAGTGGATTAGAGGAGATAAGAAGTGCCAAAAGACGCATGTTATCGCAAAGTAAAAGCAAGATTTAAGGTTTTTCCAAGTGCCTATGCTGGAGGAGCCATCGCAAAGTGCCGTAAAGTTGGTGCTGCTAATTATGGAAACAAATCCAAGAAAAAAGCAGAAGGTGGTGTGATCACTGCTAAACAAGGTAAAGCTTTTACAAAAAGAAAATCAAATAATAAAAATGTCGCAAGAGGTTGTGGTCAAGTCTTGAATGAAAGACGTAAAGTCACAAAGTATTCATAATGGCAGTAAGAAAAACCAAAGCAGGATTAGCTTTAAAAAGATGGTTTAAAGAAGATTGGAAAGATGTAAA